ACTGATTCAACTTCGGCTGGGTCGGTGTCGAGGTCTTTGATGTTGATCCACGATTCTGCACCGCTGTGCGCATCGTGCCAGGTGACGAGTACGACCGTCACTTCTTCTTGCGTGTCGCAACCTGCTTAGTCTTTGTCAGACTTCCGCTTGGCTCCTTGGTTACATGCCAGTCGAGATGGCTGGTAAGTCTTGCGCCTTGTTTGCCGACCATGTCGATCAGGTTGTCTAGTCGTTTTTGGACGACTGCGTGGTCGGCTCGGTTTTCGTCGCGGAATCCTTTGAGTTGCATCAAGGCGATGATGATTCCGCCGAAGGTTGCTACTGCTGCGGCGAGAACGGTTGCGTAGCCGGCGTCCATGTCACACGGCCTTCTTGCTGTCGAGCCATGCTTGTACGGCTGGTGGCACATTGTCGCCTGCGGTGTAGCGAAGATGCCATGGTTCTTCTGGTACGACTTCCCATGAGAACCCGAAGTCAAGTGCGTTTGCGAGCATCCATTCGAAGCGTGGTCCGCTTGCGCTCCAAATATCAACGGCGATGCCCAAATTATGCATGGACGAGCCAGGCGCCGCGAGTGATGCCAATGTCGGTGACTTCTTGTACCATTTCACACCTTCCCAAGTACGAGTCGATGCGCCTTCAATCGGTTGCTTCTGATATCTCTGCAAGAACACTGTGGTTTGTTGTGCGAGCGAACGATAGGTGTCGCCTGCCGATGTTGGTTTGAATGGTTTGATGTTGTCGGCGAGTGCTTTGGCTCGCATCGCATGATATGCGTCGGCTGCCCGCCAATGAAGTTTGCCTTCAGGTTGAATGTCGCGCAACAGATGCGCAGGCACCTCACCAGGTTTCACACCTTTGAGATCTGCCGGCAAAGTTACTTTGACGATCGGCCAGTTCTTGGCGTTCACTTCTTTTTCGCTCCGGAGAATGCTTGCTTGATTTCTTCGGATGTCAATTCGCCGTCGACTGATGCTTCGGCAAGAACCGAAACAACTTTGATGACCGCCATCGCACCAGCCATGATCGCAGCCTTACCGACCGAGATGCCGATGACGGCACCTGTGGTGATTGCTGGTAGCGCGTTGGCAAGAAACAATGAAAGAAGTCTTTGACCGAGGTCAAGGAACTTTGCGATTGTTGGGTTCTGTTTAATCTTCACTTCTGGCACCATGATCTTCTCCGTCCTTCGTTAATACTCCTGCCAAGTGTAGTGCGAGTGACAAGAATGTGAAAAACAACGCCCAATTCTGGACTGTGCCAGACAAGGTCATGATAGTTATGGCTGATGCGCCGAGGGTAAACCCTAAGGCAAACAGTTCGTCTCGAAGTTTGGATATCACTTGTTTTCTCTTCTGCGCAGGCTTGCTCCTACCGCCACAAGTGTATTTGATACGGCGACCAAAGTTCTACGCTCACCGACAGGTATTGTCTGGCCGACCATTTGGAACGAATCAAACAAGCCCGTGAACACATTGATGGTTTCTTGAAATGCTTTCTTGACTTTCGTTGGTGCTTCGTTTAGTGCCGCGACCAGTTCGTCGGCTTGCTCGACTGATAGTTCTTCTAGGACGATCTGCTCGAAGATCGCTTCGGCTTGATCTTGTGTTATCGCCGCCAATACCTCAGGACTCGATGCGATACTCACCGCCTGATCGGTCGTGATATTGCTCGCGAGAACTTGTTCAATGGCTGCGACTATTTGTGCTGATGCCGCATCTTCTAAGGCTTCGAGTATTTTTTCAACCTTCTCATCTGTGATTGGTTGATCAGGTTCTATGTCAAGTTCAAGTATTGTGGTGGTTGATGGACTCTCTACTTCTGGTTCTGTTGTTTGTGGCGTACTTGTTTCTGGCAACGGCTGTGTTGTTTGCGGCGTTGTTTCGACGGGAAGAGTTGAAGAAGATTCAGGAACAATGGGATCAGGATCGGGCAGATAGGTTGTAGTCGATGTTTCTTCAACTGTGGATTCGGGTACAGGTAAAGAAGTGGTGGTCGTTGATTCGACGACTGGTTCGCTAGTCGTTGTAGTTTGAGGAGGCGTGTAAGGTGCTTGCGTTGTTGTCGGAGCTGGTGCGACAGTTATGGTCGTCGTTGTCGTGGTATCTGGAACTGATGTGGTTGTGCTTGTCTGAACTGGTTGCGTGGTTGTGGTCGTTGATATGGGAAGGGTTGTTGTAGTTGAAGAAGTTGTTGTTTGTTCTGCAACTGTCGTCGATGTGGTTGGTGTGGTTGTTGTGGTTGATGTACTGGTTGACGAGGTAGTTGAAGCGACGGCTTGTTGAGTGAACGCCGAGTCCGGCACCATCTCCCATCCAGCGTTGTCAATGTTCCACGCGAGCATCACGCAGGTTCCTCCGCCGTTCTCGTACATCCACAATTCGAGCGGCTGACTGCCCGCGTCAAGTTGCAGTTCGTTCGACATAGTCCATGTGCAGCCTTGGTCATACCATACGCCGAAGGTATTGCCGCCGATAGTTATCTCACCGCCATCATCCGAAGCAAGCATAAACTCGATGGTTTGATGTTCAGGTATCTCGATGAACCCTGTCATGTGAACCATGAACAAGTCATAGGTGCAATCTTGATACGGTTCACCGTCGTAGGAACGGTTGATGTTGTTTTCAATCTCTGATCCGCATAGCAGATACGCAGTAGTCGACTGAACTGGTGGGATTGCGTCAACTGTGTAGTAGGTAGTTTGCAAACCTGGTTGAACTTCGGCGCGAACGAGTGTCGGCCAGAACGACAGAACGATTGCTGGTAGCGGAATCAGCCACCTAGTTAGATGGCGACCCACTCAAGATCTTCTTCACTCCACCTATATGGTCCACCAGTCAAAGGCATCGGTGTTGGCGGTTTCCAATCGTAATTGCTGTCAAGTGTCCAAGAAGGATATGGCTGTGGTGCTACAAAAACATCAGCGTCAGCGTCATAAGCGTAACCAATGCCTGCATATCGTTTGCGAAAACCGTTTGTTGCCGCATTGTATGAAGTGCGTTTGCAAACTTGTCCACGGAAGTTTCCATACCAAGTCTCAGGGTCAAGACCTTCAATGAGTTCTGTTTCGTCAATGCCGACAATCACTTCGGTAACAACATTGTTTGCGTCAAGAAATGCGTAATGTGCCATTATGCCCAACTCACATTGCCTGAACCAGCGGTAATTGTTGCGATTGTGTTTGCACCGCTTGTTGTTGTTGAACCTGTTAAACCTGCACCGATAGTTATTGTGCCTGCCGTAGTTGCAAATGACAAAATTAATACGCCGCTTCCACCGTTTCCACCTGTTACGCCTGCGCCTTGACCACCACCGCCACCGCCTGAACCTGTGTTCGCTGTTCCGTTTGTGCCGTTGCCTGCACCTGAACCACCAGCACCGCCGCCACCTGTGCCGCCTGTGCCGCCTGTGCCACCTGGCGCACCGCCACCGCCGCCGCCTGCGCGAGTTACTGAACTGCCTGTAATGCTGTTTGCTGTGCCTGCACCGCCTGCACCGCCGTTTGGTGTCGAAGCGTTCGCACCGTTGGCTGATGAGCCGCCGCCACCACCTGCACCATAATTCGCTGTTGATGAACCGTTTCCGCCTGTATAACCACTATATAAACCTTTGCCACCTACGCCTGTATATGAACCGCCACCACCTGATGCACCTGCTTGACCATTATTGCCCCAACTTGAAGCACCAGTTTGAGAACCACCTGAACCACCGCCAACACTTGCAAAACCATTAAAGGTTGATAAAACACCGTGAGTTGGCGCACTACCACCACCACTTGTTGCACCTGTACCGCCTGCACCAATTACAACCGCATAGTTTGTTGATTTTGCAACAAGTGTTGAAGCGGTAACATGAGCGGCTGCACCGCCACCGCCACCACCTGTTAAATCTGTGGTTGCGTGTCCACCGCCGCCACCACCCAACAACAACACACTCAAACTAATGCTTGCTTCAGCACCAGCATTCACCCATGCTGTTCCGTTGTAAACCTGTAAACCTGTTGCAGTCGAGTAGGCGACCATGCCTGTTGATGGTGACGGGACTGCTGATGCTCGTGCTGCTGTGCCGGAGTAAACCTGCACGGCTTGATCCATCAAATATGTTTGGACATTGGTCGAAGTAAGCACTTCGCCACTCTGAAAAGTTCTATACCCTGCGCCAGCCATAACTAGATATTAACCCATGCTGAGCCATTGAAAACTTGCAAACCTGTCGCAGTCGAATAGGCGACCATGCCCGCTGACGGTGATGGTATCGCTGATGCTCGTGCTGCGGTGCCTGCAAATACTTTGACCATCTGATCCATCAGATAGGTCTGGACATTGGTACTGGTCAAAACTTCACCCGATGCGAATGTGCGATATCCTGCGCCTGCCATAATGCTCCTATTGTAATCCAACATTCACATCGTCAAGTTGTGACTGGTCGAGTATGAATGCGGTCAAGAGTTGTGCCTGACCAAGACCAAATCTTATCCGATGATCAGAAGGTGTGATGTCGTGCGCGACGGACTCGATGAACACTGACTCGGTGCGTGATAGTGGCAGACCTGCGGTATAGGTTTTGGTGACGGAGATGACATCACCGACATCGAGTGTGAGGACGGTCGGCCAGAGTGCCGAACCGCAAGCGTTCAGACTGGTTGAGATCTCGTTGAAACGAATCTTCGGGTCTTTATATTTGTCCAACAGGTTTTGTGCCAAGGCTGACCCAGCCGCCAAAGTATTCAACGGCACCTGCGAGAACGACAAGGTTTGAACACCATACTTCGTTTGACTGGTTGTATCGGAGACGACTTGTGCGGCTGTGCCACCGTCGACATCTACTTGGACTCGGTTGAATAGTGTTTCTTGACCGTATGCGACACCGATTGACAGGATCGGAATATTGTTTGTGGCGGTTCCACCGAATGATGCGATGGCGGTTGAGAAGGTGAAGTCGATGCGCGGGTCAAAGGTTATTTTGTTTCGTCGATCCGCAAACAATCTACCGTCCTCCGCGATTGCGACAGCCTGCAACGCCGACAAAGTGTTTGTGTTGTCGGCGTAAGCAACGGTGCCGCAGGTCGCGACACCTGTTGAGATATCTCGTAGCGCGGTCGAGTAAGCAACTTCGGTTCGGTCAAGGATCGCTGATACTCGTGCCGAGGTCAGTTGTGATGTCGGGTTGAATGCGGTGAGTGCGGTGCGTGACAGCTCGTATAGCCCGTCTGCTGCGGTGATAGAAGCGAACGACAGGTTCGGCATCTCATAAGTGATGTCAAGATCGGTGATCGCACCGACGAACAGTTCGGCTGTGCCGGCAAGAACCTTTACAGCGCGTCTCGGTGCCAGATCGAATGAACCTTGATACCAGGTTGATGCGGTGTTCGCTGGATCAAACAGTCGACCTGATGCACGGTCATCAGCCAAAATGCGACAGGTACCAGGCGAGAACTGGTCGATCTGGTTGTTTCGGCCACGCTGTACCGCGACCGCCAACACATACTCGGTTGCATCCACGAAATCTGTTGTGCCATCGAGTGTGTCTGTGCCATCAAGAGTTGACGAGTCGAGTGTGAATGCGTCAGCGACCGCGCCGACATCCAACAGAACCGAGTATGCCTGTCCCCACTTCAATGTCTTTGGCATGACTACCTTCTTGGCGCGAAGCCGAGACGGTCAATCGCATACGCATCAACCGCCGTATATTGCTGCAACAGTTGCACAATCTGACGACCAGCCTCAATACCGTTCGTGCCGATACCCGTGTTTATTGTGATGTTTGAGCCGGCACCACCAGTCGTGCTACCACTACCAGTCGTTGTCGTCGGTGTTGGTACGGTTGGCAAAGTCGGGATGGCAAGATTACGGCCAGGCATAGTCGCAGCCGCATCAGCAACCTTCTTGATTGCCTCAGCAAGATTCTCATAGGCTTCCGTCTCGCGCTCGACCGCATCAGTCAAACGATCCGATGCTTCCTTCTCTTTAATCTTCGCGTCTTCAACCGCTTCAAGAAGTTTGTTGTAAGTATCCGAACCGATGATCGCACCGCTCACCGCTTCGTTCAAAACAAGTTGTGCATCTTTCAGTTTGTTGGTGGCATCAAACTCCGAGTCGCTTGCATCGGCGACAGCCAACTTGGCTTGTGCCAAGTCAATCTCTGCCTGACGGATTGCTTGCGCACTTGATGTCGGATCGGCTCGAAGTTCAGCCAATGCCTTCTCGGCATCAGCGACCGCAAACACTGCTTCTTCTACACGGAACCCAGCCTGCGCAACATTGCGTTGAGCCGCCGACAGTTCTCGTTGAGCCTTCTTGGCTTGATCCGAATCTGCACCGAATCCATTGACCGCATCGTTCAATGCCTTCTGTTTGGCGAACACATCGTCCTGTGCAGCCTTCAAGTTGTCGGCTGCAAGCGCACTACCCTTCTGAGCATTGTTGAACGCCTTCTGTGCGGATGTCGAAGACTTCAACGCATCGGTGTACTTCTCAAACTTCTGTTTCGCTGTCTCGACTGTCTTGGCTGCGCCACCTGTTTTCTTGTCAAGATCGGCAAGCGATGTTGACCAGTCATCTGTTTCTTCTTTGACCTTCGGTAGAACTTTGCTTCCTAATCTGTCGGTCTGGTCAATCAATGGTGAGATCTTGTTGCCGGACAGATTCAATGCCGCACTTGTGTTGAGTATTGACAGTCGCAACTTGTCGAATGTGTCGGTGACTTTGTCGGTGCGGTCGATGAGCATCTGTTCGACTGTGATGATTCCGTCGCCGCCTGTGACCGCCGAACCGATCGCTCGAAGAATGTCAATGAACGCAAAGCCTGGTTTGAAGAAGTTGACGATTGCTTGTTCAAACTCAATCACCGAGAGAATCATTCTTTCGATGGCGTCAATGACTATGAACGATGCTGGACCCATCGCGGCGGCAAAGTATTTGACCGCACCAGCCAGACCTTCTTCTTTGAATCCGTCAACGGCGGCCTTCAACGCTGGAATGATTCGCTTCTGCAAGAACTCCACGATCTTCTCAAATGCTGGTAGAAGGAGGAAGCCGATTGTTTCGACTACTTCGCCGAACGATGTGCGGAGAATCTTTACTCGTCCAGCAAATGTGTCGGCTGCGGTTGCAGCTGCACCACCGAACTGTTGTTCCAAAGTAACAAGTGCAGCTCCAAAGTCTTTGCTCTTCTTAGTGTTTTCATCAAGTGGAATGCCGAGTCGAGTAAGTGCGCTGATATTGCCTGTCGCTGCACGACCGAGGCCAAGTGTGACCGCTTCAAGATCACGACCAGTTGCAGCAGAGATGTCAAGTGCGAGCGCGAACAGACGCTGAGATTTTTCTAGATCACCTGTAGCACGGGCAAGATTGCCGAACGCTGGTCGCAGTTCATCATCGGCGATACCTGTCGCCAACATCGCCTGTTCAATGAACGCTTCGGTTGCTTGAACTTGCGCGGTTGTTGCACCGGCTGAACGGATCAACTGTGCTTCAAGACTCTTCTGTGATGCTTCGTCAGCGGCTGCTGCTGCGACGGCTGCTGTCGCTGCACCTGCGACCGCGGTCAATGCACCGACTGCAATGAACGCACCCTTCTTAACAAAGTCGAATGCTTTGCCAAGTCCAGCACCGATGGACTGCACCTTCTCAATGGATTGTTGTCCTTCGCGGGCAAGGTTCTTGAACGCCGTAATAGCACCGTCGGCATTGCCGAGAATCTTTACAACGAATGTGCGCTCACCTGCCATGGTGAACGCAATTCTACTCAGTTAGCGAGCATCCGTTTACGCAGTTCAACCCACTCGCGTTGCATGTCTTTGTGAATCTCTTGTTGTGTCATGCCGTCATATTGTGATAAGTCGACTGGCGCATCCCACCATTTCGGGTCAAGGACACAGCGCATCGGATTACCGCGACGCGGCTGACGAGTCGTGCGAATGTTTGGTGTGGAGAATGTGCGTGTCGGTGCAGCGATATCGGTGATCGTCGGATCAAGGAATCGCCAACCTGAATGATGTGTGCGGAATGGTTGACCAGCCTCGTGCTGTGGCAGATAGAAGATACGAGCTGGGTCTTTGGTTGCTGGGTCGCCTTTGAGACGAAGACGCTCATGTGTCTCATACCAAACCTCTTCCCAATTCTGTACCGGCACAGCCTGTTCGAATGGGACGACGATATGCCAGTGAGGATCGTTGTCGCGATGTGACCAGGTTGTGTAGGCGAAGTGTATATACGATCCGAGATCGGCTTGCTCGAATGCTTCGCCGTCAAGGTCGGCGACTAATGCCCAGATGTGTTCAACATTGCGATTACCACGAGTCGTGTATTCGCGATAGGTGACTGGCGAGTACAGCGAACCATCGGACTTGTTTGCTCGTTCTTGATGGTTGCCGAGCATTGCTGCGAAGTCCATCCAAGATGTTGCGATGGTCTTTGGATAGATGGATTTGACCGATGGGAACCCGACGACTTCAAACATTGTGCAGAACCTCCTAGATTCAGGATAGCGAATCCTGAGCCGAATGCAAGTATCAGCCGATACCTAGTTCCTTGACCACACGGTCCATGCCATCTAGATATTCCTTGGCGATGGCATTCTTTCGCTTGCGTACAGTCGGCCAGAAGAAGTAACCCGACTGACCTCGATGCCTCAAGAATTGTTTCGTGGTCGGTCTGGCACCGCCACCGAACTCCGCGCCGAAGAACACATCGGCACGAGTCACCTTCGTTTTGCGTTTACTATTCGGACGAGACTTCGACACGAACGATTCTTTGCCACGCAATTTGATTGTCGGGATACGGTCATTGCTTGCCCGCAAACCTTTTGCAACCTGTATCGCTTGACTGGCTCGACTGACCGTGGTCGCTTCAAGTTTAACTTTTGATTCCAAGTCTCTTGCCACCGTGTAGGCAACTTTGCGCATCTCTTTGTTGAACTGCGGAGAAGCCTTCGAGAACTTGCGTAGAGTTTCAAACAAGTCTTTGACTACGACTGTGTTGCCTGCGACTGCTGCGGTGCCGGCACGACCGAGAGTGCCACCTGTATCGCCTGGCAGATTCGGGAACGCTGAGAAGGCCATCACTAGATCCTTTGCGGTGGATTCATTTTGACACTCTTCCAGCGCAGATAGCCGAGCATCGTATAAAGCATTCTAGGTGATTCTTGTAGTAGCACCGATGGTGCGATGTGTGTCTCGCAGGCGAGATATGCGATCAGCCAGTGGGCTGAGGACTCTCCAAAGGGTTGATCACCGCAGAATCGGTTCCAACCTCCACACTCTCAACTGTCTCAATCCATTCTTCAAACTTCAACGCAGTCTTCTTCGTGCGCTTCTCCGCATGCCATGCCAACCAGGCGAGGTCGGTGAGACGTAGTTCTGTTTGGAAGTTTGCAACCGAACGATTCTTCTCGCCTTCGAAGGCGATGAAGTCGGCGAACTGTGCTGTGCATTTGCTGACGCCACCATCGAGTGCGGTGACTTCTAGATTGATTTTCATTCTTACCTCCTGATTGTTTTGTTAAGAATTAAGCAGTTGCTTTTGTGATTGTACCGCTGATTGGCCACGTTACGTCCGCTGTATTAAGCTCGCCTACCGCGCCATTCACGGGAGTAAATTCTGTACAAAGCACTGAGAAGGTATAACTCGGGTTTGCGGTGCTGACTGCGGCTGTTCCTGCTTTGACAACCATCGTGACAGCGGTCGAGCCGATCAATGGCATGATGAGTCCATCAATCGCGTTGTAGTCGTTGTGCAACGAGAGTGTCACAGAATTGTCGATCAAACCTGACACGCGAGTTACTGCGCCACCAGACCCGAACGAAGTTGTTGGTACTTCTGCTGCCGAAGTGCTGATTGTAATTGCAGCCACGTTATCGGAAATATTTGTACCGTTGAGAGTGACTGATGAGTTTGTGAGAACTAACTTTGCCATGATTATTTGTCTCCTGCCTTGTCGGCTTTCGAGGTTGATTTATCCGCTACCGGAACAATGCGACCCGATTGCAGTAGAGAGTCTAGATGGTCGATATCTTCGCCATCAATAGTGGCTGGATATTGTTTGTCTAGAACGGTGAAGCCTTCGACCACCTGATACTTTGCCATAGCCTAAGCATACACCACGACACGGAAGTCGACCGTCAGATAGGTCGTATCGTTGGCGTCCACGGTTGAGATGTTGGATGCCTCTTCGACGATGAGTGTTTGCGCGTATCCACCCAGCGTGGTGTCGGCTTCGATTGCTGCGCGAATCCCGTTGTCATACGACAGGTAACTGTCCATCAGGTTTTGTGCTGTGCGTTCAGCTGCACGGCCGACGATCACACTGACCGTGAATACATGTGTGACTAGACCTGCCCGCATCGCACCGTGATAGGTGATCGACTCTAAGGTCGGCCATGCGATACCGCCGAGCGAAGGATTTACTTGGTCGGGTTGTTGTGCGTAGGCGCGAAGGTTTGTGATTGTTGCAAGACGGGTTTGTAGTCCTGTTTTGAGTTCGGTGACTGTTGCGGTCATGCGAACATTCGCATTCGGCGATATGGCTCGACAAGTTGTGCGACATCTGGGTCGAGTGCGCGTGTCACTCGTATCGCACCCAAGTCTCCGAAGCCGGCAACGCCGAGCGGTGAATCGTAACGCTTGAAGATTCTTGACGCCTGAATGATCACCGCTTGTGTGATCGGCTCAGGCACAGACGGCCAACCATAGACGGCGGTCAGTTGCACCAATGCTTCCGAGCCATAGTTTGCGTTCAAGGTTGGGAATAGATAGTCGCCGACTGCACGGATGCGTGTGTATGGAACTGTGAGTCCGTCCAAGATTCCGTTGGTTGGCTCTAACTGATAGTCGCTGGTTGTCCATGTCACATCGAATACGCCATCAGCGAGTGTCGAAGTTTTGAGTGTGATCGCAGTTGATGAGATGTCATCGATCTCACACACATATTCATCGCCTGCGGTGAACACTCGTGTCGTTGCTGAACCGTATTTCCAGAATTGTCTGTTCGCATAACCATCAATCAGCCGACTGGCTGCACCGGCACAGTTGTCAATCAGGTCGTCGTCTTGTGTATCGGCCGTGCCGATACGAAGAGCAGCCTTGATCTGGTTGCGTGTGGCATAGCCGTTGGTGATAGCCATAGTTCCTTTATCTTACTTCAGAGTCAGGTCGAGTGTACTCGGCGATGAACTTGCGCATCTCAATATCGGCTTCAATGTTCTGATCAGATGAGATCCGATTAGGTCGGATGTCGTTCACCAACACCTGCACTCCAGCAGGTTTGAACCAGCGCGCACCATGCACCCAACACTTCCACCAAAAACCCCAATCAGACCAATGTACATCTGGATAACCACCAACCCGCTTGAAGATATCTTTTGTGAACCAAGATGTTCCCATAACATGATTCGACATTGGTTGACTTGACATGAGTTCAGGCATGGATGGGTTCACACCGCCATGCGACATGAACCGCAAAGTGTTTGCAACCACATCGGCGATCTTGTCAATGTTTGGTGGCAGACATTCGAATGCATCAGGATAGAACCTGTCATCCATCGCCAATGGCGCAATCCAACCAGATTGGATTGTTTCAATCGCCGCATTGATCATCGCATCACAAGTCCGAGTTTGACATTCGACCAAACGATAAGGCAAATCCTTGACACCGCAATCATCATCAGGATGGTAAGCAATCACCATATCATTAGCCGGTGGGTTCAAAGCCTGTACAGAATCCCACCAACCTTGCACTTCGTCTTTGTATGCGGAACCCCACGCAAGTCCAACAACTGTGATCATCGCTTGCGATACCAGGATTCAGGTGCAAGACCTTCACGAATATATTTTGGATAGTAGTCATCGATATCAACTTCCCACAATGTTTCGCCGCGTATCGAGCGTCCGACCCGATAGTTCTCGGTCATGAACTCTTCAGGATCGTCAACCATGAGTTCTTGGTGAGAGAAGGATCGCATCTTGTTCGCGGCCCATTCAGGTCCACCCATCCAAGACACATGCCAACCTGACCGCAGATTCGGCAAGCGTTCACGATTGGAACGAATGTGTTGCGCACCACCAGCTCGCTGACCCCACGGCCCTGCGACCATCGTATGTTCATCGGTCAAACGCCAATACGCCGACATGACTAAACGCCTCATCATGTAACAATGCCAACCTTGTTTCAAAATGTCGATGTCGGTTGGGTCCCAAATCTCGTCGCAGTCCGCGACTGTCACGATGTCTTGTTGCTCTGGTGCGAATTGTTGTAGTGCGACGAACAGATGGTTGCGTTGTGCATGTTCTGCCGCCCAGCCAAGTTGGTTCGGGTTCGGTTCGAATGTTTCGTAGTGGATCTTGTCTCGCCATTGGTAGAACCTGTCGATGTTCAGACCGTGCGGTTTGGGTTGACCCATGAATGTTGTCGTCGATTCGACGATGATGATCTTGTCGATCACATTACCGATCTCGTGCAATCGGCATTCGAGCATGTTGTGTTCTTGGTTGAACAGGATGCAGTCGAAGACTCTCATTAGTCCCAACTGAGATCTAGTCGGCGTTGCAGATCCCATTGACCTGCGTCAAGTCGTGCGTTACGCAACTTGAACAGTTCGTGGTTTGAGTTGAATGTCGCCGAGTTCTTCGCCTGATAGGCGACATCGGATAGAAGTGTTGACGAGTTGTCGTGCATGATGATGTCTTGTGATTTGCGGATTGTTTTGCCGAGACGAACAGCGCGACGCTCATAGTCGTTGTCTTCGAAGTAGGCAGGATGGAATGCTTCGCAGAACAGACCGACATCTTTGACGACGCTTGAACCGATCCACGCACACGCCCATTCTGGTGAACCTGTCAGATGAATCTCGTTCGGGTAACACAACTCCCAGAACTGTTCAAGTTTGTTTGGCATGAACCAAGCGTCCGAGTTGAGAAAAATCCAACCAGATGCGAACGGTGTCATTTTGATACCAAGATTCCAAGATGTTGCCACACCGAGATTGCTTGGCATGTCCATAATGTATGTCTTGCCGTGCCGACTGTGGCGTGGCATCACCAAACAATCTTCTTCAATCTTGCCTCCGTTGTCGATGATGATGATCTTGTCGACAGGGAAGTCAAGCGAATCTATGCACCGCTCGAGCAGGTCGTATCGGTTTAAGACTGGGATGATTACGACCGGCACCATGCGGATAACTCCTTCATAGCGGGCTTCCAATACTGCTCAAATACGGTGTCGGCTCCATACCCTTGGGCATGGGTGATGGCGTCCTGAGAACGGCTCCTAGGCGCGTCATAGGCCGCTTTGAGGGCATTCACGATGTCAGGGACATTAGGTGTAAAAAACCATGAGCGTTGCGCCGCATCCCACCAAGGCTGACCCTCAACCGTCCAGCCGTCACCGACCAGCTCAGGTTGCGCCGTGAAGTTGGAGACAATCACACGACAACCACAAGCCTGCGCTTCAATGACGGGTATACCGAAACCTTCACCCATCGAGCAGGCAAGAAGGACATCTGATGCCGTGTACATTGCAGCCATCACATTCTGTGGCATGCCGTGCCGGTAGGCGTACTGGTCAACAACCTTGTACTTGTCTTTTGATACACCGACCGCATCCAACAATGTCGGCAAACTAATCCCAGCCATCGCACCATCAGGTTCCGTGTAAAGATACAGCACCGCATCAGGATGATCTTTGGCAAAGATTGAGAACGCAAGAATGTTCTCAGCCCAAGCCTTACGAGCAGGCTGCGCACCTTTGTTCGTTGCAACCATTGACACCACGAATCTGTCTTCTTCCCAACCCATGAACTCTCGGCCAGTCATCTTTTTGCCGTTCGCCAAAGTCACCGACTCAGTTGGCTGAAACACAGATTCGATTGCGTGAGGAACATAAAGATGCTCGACACCTGCCAAGTCAAACATTCGTGAACCAAACTTCGACATCGCGATCGGTTTCACATTCGGACGCTCACACCAAGACAACACATCTGGCGGTGTCGGCTGATGATCAATCGGAACCCACGACGCAATGTTTTTCCAATCTTTCAACGATTCAGATTTCAACACCCACACATCAAACAAAGTCATCATCAATGTCGGTGTCGACAGATCTTGGTTCGCCCATTCCATCGTGTGTGCGACAAGAACATCGTCGCTGTATGCAGCCAATCCTTGCGGATAGATTTTGAAACCATTCCAAGTTGATGCCGAACCAGCGAGTCCGTACATCGCATGGACTGCTATTTGGTGGCCTTCTTTCGCGAGCCTTTGGATGACTTGCGCGGTTTGCTGTCCGTAGCCGGTTGCTGCCCAAGGTGCGTTGCTATACCAGAGGACTCTGAGTCGGTCGGAATTGGTAGGTCGGATGTTTCCAAGTAATGCGCTACGCCCGCTCGGACTAATCTCTCCGCCAATGCTCCTGGCATCTCGACTGGTATGCCCTTGACGATTACTTTTTCCCACATGATCCTCCTAAGTTTAGTGCAGAGACAGGAAAGCCTCGGCAAGTCCTGCACGACCTTGCCGAGGCTTAATCCTAGTCACAGTCCTTGCGGACTGTCATGTCTGTTTTCGGTTTAACTTGCTAACGAATTAGCTTGATGCACCGATGAAGTATTTGACATGTGATGTTTGTGGCAAGTTGCCATCAACACGCATTGTTGCGCGGAAGGTAACAAGACCAGCGTTGAATGCGTAGTCATCGCTGCGATCCAACTTGATGCCGCCAACTTGACGAACATAGTACGAAGGAAGGTGTCCGAAGATTACCGACTTTGCGCTAGTTGCTGTGTCAACGATTGCTGGGTTCTCGAATACTGGGTATCCGAGGAGCAAGTCTTGTGCATCTGCGCTGAGTGCTGGTTGGAACACATAGTTGCCTGCTGTGTCCTTGAGCTTGCGCATTTTGCCGATTGATGCCGAGTTCATCTGGAAGCCTGAACCTGCCAAACGACGACCGGCTGTGTCTACCGAGTAGACCAAGTCAATCAAGTTGTCTGCGGTGAAAGCACCCGACGCTGCCGTTGAGCCAGTTACGCCGGCAGCGGCTGCTGCGACGATACCTTTTGGTTGGTTTGTGCCTGTACCAGTTGTCAATGCTGCGTTGACTCGGTAGCCGAGTTCGTTGCCGACTTCGGTTGCCAAGAATGACAAGATGTCAACACCTGCATCTTCGATCAACTCTGTTGCGAGTTGTACGAGGAATGAATACTTGTAAGCACCAAGAGTGATGAAACTATTAAACACCGGATCGCTCTCAGCGATTGCTGTGCCTTCACCAACGATTGCCGCAGTTGAATACTGAGCAAGCGATGGAATCTGAAGGTTCTCACCTGATGCCGTGTTCAAAACTGTTGAAGTTGAGAGCATCGGACCAATGTGACGAGCAAGCATGATGACTTGGTCGTAGAACGATGTTGGTACTGGTGAACCAGTCGAAGTCT